TTACTGCATATGTTCTGTTACTATTAGATGCAGTAGCCGTACAATTACTAAATGCAGCACTAAATGTCCAGTTAGCGGAATCATCAGTAGTACCGTTATATACAGTCATAGTGGTAGTAGCACTTGCAAAACCACTGGTACTAACTAAACCAGAATTATCCGCGGCTACTGTAGCTGTTTCATTATTAAGTACAGCAGTAATTGCATTAGTACCGTCGTTTACTATAGGAATAGTTTCTTCATCTAGTTTTATAGTAAATGCGCTACCTGATGTATACAACTCAACTTTAATAGTAGTAGCCGTAGCTCCAGGAGTATAAATATAACTACTTTCATCCAAAGCACTAGTATACTTGGGAGTAGTGTTACCATTTTCGTATATTTTAAATCTACCACTATAAGCAGCAGCAGGACTAGCACCAGTAGCACTCCTTCCGTATACAGTTAATGTTGTAGGATTAAGAACTCCAGAATTATTTTTTCCTATTACACTAGAACTAGTTACTAACCAATATGCGGTGGCATCAATGCCACTACTACCGCTACTACCACTGGTTCCTGATTTAGCTTTAGTTATAGTAAATACTTGAACAATATTACTAAATCCCAAACGACTAGCTGTAATTGTAATAAGTCCAGTATCAGCAGTAAGACTATTTACAGTTTGTGTTCTACTAGTAGCTGCTGTACTAGAAGTACAATTAATATAAGTACTAGAATATGTCCAATTAGCAGAATCATCAATACCCCCAATATATACATACATTGTGGTACTAGCAGCGGCGCCAAAATTAGCAGCATTTACTACACCTGCATTATCCGCTGGTAATACAGTAGTTTGATTGCTAAGGTCTCCAATAATACTGCTTTCGCCAGCTTTAGCTTTAGCTATAGTATAGGTACTATTATAAGATATAGTGCTTTTAGTAGCAGTTACGGTAAAATTTTCTGAATCACTAGTCCATGAAGCACCGCTAACAGTAATTTCACCACTAGTACTATTTACAGCAACTGTTAAACCATTTTGAGTAGTTGTGGGAGGACCATAAGTTATACCACCAGTAACTTTTACTACGCCATTGTATAGTTCTAAATAGTTTGATATAATAGGTAAAGTATATCCAGTACCATCATTATCACTAGTAATTAAATCAATAGGTCGTTGAAGTTTACTTACTAATTGATTATAAATTTTACTAAAACTAATGGCATTAGTGTAAGTAACGCCTTGAAATGTTAAAGTAGCAGTAACTGTAGCAAAATCATCTGTTATACTATCAGGTAAAATAGTTACAGTGTTGCCGTTAGCTGTAGGAACAGGACTTAAACCAGTATAACTAAAAGTAACTATTTGTCCATTAAGTGCTCCAATTAATGTTGCTGTAACTACTGATTGAGCTGGTTGAGCAACATTATTAGTACCATACTTAAACTGCATAGTAGGAGCAGTTAAACTAATATAATTACTGCCAACTTTTAGTACTCTAGGAGAAGTTGCTTGTAATCGCAAATCTCTAGTATTTATTGGTGTTACGCTCATTTACACTAAAACTCCTATTTGTACTTGTCCAGTAATCCAGTCTCTGGTAATATTATATACTAATCCGGTTTTTCCAGCACTTAAATTAAATCGATTAGATTTAATAGTTACTATATCACCTAATTGTACAAAAATAAGTTCAGGTAGATATGTAGCAGTAATTAATTTTCGCTGAACGCCCCAAAGATTTAAACGTTTAATTGCTTCAGTAGTTGCATGAGATTCAGTTATTAACAGGGTATTTTCTTGACTAATTGTTCCTGTATCTCTGTATAGTGTTTTGTTTGTGCTATTAATCTGTGTAACGGTTAAATAATCTTCATCAAATTTACTGTCGGGATTAAGTCCGGCTGCAACAGTTTGTTGAACAGTATAGTTTTTACAATAACCTAATTTAATACTAGGTTTTATTGGAAATAGTTGAGTAATAGATAAAGTACCTAATATCATATTATCATCATTAAGCGTATACTGAGAGGTACCACTAGGTACTTTTAGTTCTACTAATTTTAATTTACTAGAACTAATATTTTGACCAGTAGCATCAACTGTAATACTTGGACATACTAAGTTAGCGCTTACACTTTTAGCTAAATCATTACAAAGTTGTACTGTATTTATTCTATCACTGCAATAAACACCTACTGGGCTAGTATTTGTAAAACCAGAAAAATCAATTTCACTGGGTGTAAATTGATTGGTAGTATTTCCATAGCTTGTAACTATTTTTGTAATAATACTTGAAATAGTATTACTATAACTAGTAGTACTATTTCCTTGTACGCTGCAAGTAATAGTACCTACTGGATTACTAGATAGTCCAATTAAACCTTTACTAAGATTTTCTGCTGCTGTAATAGGTACACCATTATCTCTGACTTCAATTATACCGTTAATAGGGCCATCATTAACCATATAAACTTTACCTGTAACACCAGAGGTTCCAGAGGTTCCAGAGGTTCCAGCAGTTCCAAAAATTCCAGTAACACCATTATCTACGTATAATGGCTGAATATTAAATACTTCGCCAAAGGTTAGGGGAAGTAGTGCTGTGTTTGCAAGCCCAGTTTTAGTTTTTTCAGTATAAGTATCTGTGCTATCACTTAAAGTTTTTTCTGTTAGTGAGTCATTTAATCGTTGTAGCTTATCAAAAAGTAGTAGTGTTAGTTGATTTTCACTATTAGCTGTTAATTCTTGCACTAATCCATCAAAAATTAATACAAAATCACTTTTAGGCCAACTTGGGTCACCTAAGTAAATTTTTACAGATCTTCGATTCCAGATATAGTTAAGAAATTGATCATTAACACCATAAGTATTAATAAGATCTAGGCCTCCATAGCTTGTACTAATAGCACCTTCAACAGATAGTGATTCGCTAAAACTAAGCCCACCTATAACGCAAGCATTATAGGTGGTACCACCACTACTGTAGGCCATAGAAGAAAGATTTATAGTAGTAGGTACTCCAGATACTGAAACTTCTGAAATATCTACTAGGGTACATTTAATGTGGCTTGGCGATTTAAGCCAAGCCACCATATCATTTACTGTTTTCATTAATCAATCGCCATTACACCAAGGTCTGAACGTTTATAACTAGCAATAGCAGTATTGCCAAGTCTATTTGCACTAATTTGATCTGTGCTAGTATCTACAACTGTGCTAGAAATTACCTGAGTATTATTATCGGTTGAAGCTACTACTGCTACTGTTGAATCTTGAATAGCAGCAACTATTTCTGTAGTTGCTTCAGCCATTCCAGCGGCTACACCAGTAGCTACAGCATCAGCTACTGCTGTAGCTATTGTTGCTGCTAATGTTGTGCCTGTTGATGTATTTAAAGGATCCTGTGTTATAGTTGAGTTACCTGTAATCGAATTTTGAGCCATCCACATAGGATCGGGTGAAGTATCATAATCATTAGGATGCGGACCTCCTAGTGTCGGAACAAAAATTCTAACAATTCCTCCTGGAGGTTCTGTAATTTGGCCAGGTTGCGCTACTCTACTATCTCCGACAAATACTGAAGAAGCTGTGTTATTTGCAGCAGTAGTTGCAGCAGTAGTTGCAGCAGTAGTTGCAGCAGTAGTTGCAGCAGTAGTTGCTGCTGTAGTTGCTGCTGTAGTTATTGTACTTAAAGCAGCTGAAGCATTTGCATCTGCTGTAACTTTAACAGCGGTTTTTTCAAGGTAATCTTTAAGTAATGTAGCAGTATCTTTGGTATTTTCTTTAATGCTTGTTAAATATGTATTACTTGTTTCTAGTGTTTCTAGTTGTTTTTCTGCATTTGTTTTTTGTGTGCCTAGTCCATCAATAACATCGTCAATAATAGTTGTAACTCTATTAAAATCAGTAGTATATTCAGCACTGCTAGCAAATAGTTCTCTGGATAGTCCTAAGAACCTATCTGTTGCTCCGGTTAGTTTTCCAACGGCACTATTCTTTTCGGCTTCAGTACCTGTCCTAATAGTATTAACTAAACTATCTACTTCATATTTTGCTTGTGCATATTGTTCTACTGCTGTTAGGGTAGAATTAGCACCACTTTGTAGCGCATTTTTATAATCTTTTAAACCGCTAATTTGTGAAGTTAATGCACTTGTAATATTTTGTAGTGCTGTTTGATATGCTCTTGCTGCTGCTTGTTGGTCTTCAATTGCATAAAGTTGTCGTTGAAATACTCTGTTAGAAACATCCAATTTAGCGATTTCTAATTCACGTAATTGTACGCTGGTTTTTGTTAGTTGATTTATTTTATCTAGTATGCTGGTTCGTTCAGCTTCAATATCCGCAAGGCTTCTAGTAGCTGCTGCTGCTTCTACAGTTTTACCATAAACTTCTTTAAAACCTTCAGCAACTGTTAATAGTGCGTTATAAGTTTCATAGCTAGTTTGATCAGTTAGTTTAAAGTTTTGAATCAAATACTTAAACTGCTCAGTAGTTTTTACTGCACTAAATCCAAGTCTAGACATTTCTTGATCTACTGCTGCTTGTACAGGTGCTAGTTTTTCAGCTTCAGTTAAGAAATTTTCGCGGAAATAATTGGCTTTTTCTAAAAATTTATCCATTCCACCGCCTGCTTTTGCCAATGCTTCGGTAAAAGCAAAATTCCCGGTTTGAGCTCCTGGTCCACGAATATTTGTTAGTGCTTGAGTAATTTTTTCATTTGTATCTACTACTCTAATAGCTGTGTCTAAGAAACTTTCACCAAACTTTTTATATGCATCAAATGTGCTAAATATACTGCGTCCAAGTTCATCTAGTTTACTACCAATTGCTGCATTAAGAGCATCAACAACTTCATCTCCGGTTAAATCAGTAACATCAATATCTATTGCTGCAGACATATTACTAAATGCATCTGTTACTGTTTTTGCAGTTACTCCAGATTTTTCAGCTATAACGGTAAATAAATTCTTAGATTCTTTAAATATATCAGAGATTGCATCCCTAGTTGCCTGTTGTATACTTTCTGTTTCTCGTCTGATTTCGGTCCAGTCTTTACTACTACTAAACCAGCCACCACTCTTATGAAATTGATAGAGTACGTCTTTGTACTGTTTAATACTACTTTCAGTATCGTTAATAACTTGATCAAAAGTTCCAGTTAATTGAATACCCGAACTTTGAATACTAGCTGTACTAGTGGTTTTTCCACCAAATATGCTACTGCCAAATCCACTACCAAATAAACCGCCTTTGCTAGTTGTACTAGTGCCTGGTTGAGTTCCAAAATTAGTACCACCTTTACGAAGTCCTTGAATGCTATAAATAGACTCTGCTGCTCCAGTCATAGCATCTGATAATTTAGTAAGTGCTCTTAACATCTTATTATCATAGCTTAAACCATCAACGCTATTTTGAGCAATAAGTTCAATTCCCTTTCTAATGCTGTTTACTTTTTCATTAGCATCACCAAATACTCCGCCACCTGTTTCTACTTTTATACCTTCACTAAGATTATTAGGATTAGCTATATAAGTACTACCAGTTCCTTGAGTTTCTTGGCGTTGTTCAGTATTCATTTGAAAATTAGCTCTTGAAGTTTTAGTGCCGCCTTTAAAAGCAGAACCTAGTAGTGCAGCAATAACTGCAGTCATTGCAGCGCCAGCAATAAAACCAAGAGGTTGCGGCGTCATTGCATATGCGCCAGCAATAGCATCAAGCCCTTTAGCACCTGCACGTTGCAAACTGCCCGCGATACTAGTTCCAGTAAGCGCTGCTTCTCCTGCTAATTGTGTAGCCATTTGAACCATTTTGGCTAAATGTATTGCTGTTTCAATAGCACTTAGTGCTTTATAAGCAAAAGTTTTTTCTTTAAACAACTTTTTTGTATTGCTAATTTGCGATAGCATATTCTTTTCATCTAGTTTTGCTTCATCTTGCTTAGCCTTAGCGTCTATTTTAGCTTTATCCTTGGCAAGACCTTCGTATCCGTCGCCATCGTTTTTCCAGCGTTCTTCTGCTTGTTTTGTAGCAGACTTTTGCCTTGACATTATTTTTTCTTGTTCATCTGCAAAGTTTTGTGATTCTTCAAAAGCCTTACCAATAGCATCACCTACTTTACCAAATACAGCAGCTAAACTCTTAGTTGCTTCTTGTAACTTACCCATTCTTTCTAGCTGTTTTGCCTGCAGTACGTCTTGCTCTGTTTTTGCTTGAGTAATAAGTTTTTCTAGTCTTATTCGATTTTCTATCTCATTTCTTTGTTGTTCGGCAATAGCACTCTCTAGTGCCATTTTAGCTTCTAAATTAGCTTTATCATTTGTATACTGCTTTTGCGCATCTACTGATATACTGTCTCCTGCAGCTAATCTAGTTTTATTTAAAATTTCTAATTCTTTTCTTAGTGCAGCTACAGTATCTAATTCAGCTTTATTAATTTCAGATATTTTAACAGACTGTGTTAAACTAAGTTGTTTTTGTTCATTAATGCCTTTTTCTATTAAATAGTCTGATTTAAGAATTGCGTCAATAGAATTAAGGCCTTCTAGGTATTGACTTTGATAGTTTATTTGTGACTGAACTTCGTTAGTAGTTAATTTATATTTTTGATAACTTAAGTCATTAACCTTTTGATTTTGTAAAGCTGTTTTATTAATTCGTTCAACAGCACTGGCTAAATCTCCAGTTTTACTAACAGTTTGAGTTTTAATATCTTTTTCTGTTTTTGCTAAAGCTACTGATTTAGTTTGTTCATAATTAATCTGTTTTTGTAAGTTTTTGGCACTTTCTAGATTATTTATTTCTAAGGCATTAAGTTGTAAACCTGACTTTTTCTTTGCTTCAAGATCATCAATAATTTTTTGTTGCGCGGATAATTCTTTAGTAGTTTTTTGATTTATCTCATTAATTTGTTGATCGTATGCTGCTGCAACTTGTTGTACATCTAGCCGAGTTTTTTCTATTAAGTACTCTTCTTGAGTAATAGCTGCTAAGTCTTTTCGTAGTCCTAAACCCTCTAAGTCAAGTGCTATTCCTTTTTGCCGCATACTAACTAAAAAGTTTTGATTTCTAGCCTCTAGTTCAAACAAACTATTTTCTTTAGCATAGAGTATTTCAATAGCTTTTAGATTATTATCTAAAATTTCCTGAGTAGTTTTAGTACTTTGTGTTTTTCTTTCTTGATTTTGTTTTTTATCCAGTTCTGTTTCAGCTTGTTTAATTTTACGATATTCTTTAATAGCTTCTTCTGATTGAGCTGGTGTCATTTTTGAGCCGGCTGGTTTTATTCCTTGTTCTGCTAATTTATCAATACCAAATTTACTAAAAACTGCTAGTTTAGTTTCAATGCTCAGTCTATCTCTAGCTAGTTTATTTTCAAATATTTTATTTTCAACTAATTGTTTTTCTGCAAGATCTATTTCAGTTAATGTTTTTAAATTTGCTTGTTTAAGATTAAGATTTTCTAATTCTGCTGCATTAGTTTTTTCTTGATCATCTAGTATACTTTGTCGTTCCTTTAATTCCTCAGTAAGAACTTTAGCCATAGTTTGCATTTTAGCACTTGTAGCTTCTGCACCTAAAGCAATCAGTTGTTTTTGTACATTACTAATCATGTCTACAAGAGGTGAAATAGCTCCTGCAGCGGCTTTTGCATCAGCATTAATATCTAGATTAGCTAATAGCTTTTGTTGTTGTTCTAAAGGGTTTTTATTTTGTATTACACTACGTTGTATACCGGTAGAAGCCATAGCCTTAGCTGCGGCTTCTCTTTGTTCTTGAGTGGACTTTTCGCTTTCAATTATCATTCTATTAGCAATGTCTTCTTGACTTAGTCGTAATAAGGTATTACTAATAATAAGATCTCTGGTAACTTTTATATTATCTATTCTAGCTGCAATGTCTAACTGAGCAAGTCTGCCTTCTTCTCTGGCTAATTCTGGACCTGTAAGTAATATACTAGCAAACGTTTTTTGAATTGTAATAGCGGCTTGAGCCTGTGCAAGTACAATTTCTTTACCTAAAATTTCGCCTGCTTGTTTAAATCTTTCTATAGCAACTGCTTGTAGTAATGGTTTGGCAATTGCAGCGCCTTTTGCCTGAGCGTCTGCTAAATCTTTTTCTGCTGCTCTAGCATTTTCTCCAGCTTTTATTCTTTCTGGGGCTGAGAGTTTTTCATTTTGCATTTGTTCTTGAAATTTTTGCAAATCTTTTTGAGCCTTGTCTGCAGCAGCTGCAAGCGCTAAAATTTCGTCTCTTCTATCAGCAAGTGCTGAGAATTGTTCTGGTGGTAATATAGTTAGTTTATTAACATCTTTTGCAATCTCGATCAAAGTTTGAAAAGCTTCTGCTGGTTTTTCTATACCTTGAACTAATTTAATAGCACTAGCCTGTAAATTACTACCAAATTTTTCTAGTGGATTTTGAGAAACTAATGATTGTGTTAATTCTTTATAAGCCTTATCTGTAGCTTTAAAAGCGGTTTGAGTTTCTTCAAGTCTAGCTGCTGCTGCTTGTGTTTCTTGTGCAAGTTTCTTTTGAGCGTCAGTTATTGCCTTAACAGTTGATAAATACTCAGTGCTATTTTTAAGCTTAAACTCTATATTAGCCTGACTAAAGTTTTTTTCAACGCCAAGTATTTTTGTAAGTTGTTGTTTATATGCTTCTTTAGCTGGTCCAGGATCAGCTAGTATTATACTTTGAGCAATAGTTTGAGCAATTTTTTCAGATAAATCACTTTTTAAGTCTAAATCAAATATACTTAGAATTCTTTGTCTAAAAGTATCATACGCCCCTGCGTTATCATTAGCTTTATTAAAAGCTTCTTCTGCTTTGGCCAATCCCTCTGCAAGTTCATTTATAGCAGCACCACGTGCTTTTAAACTTTGTACAGTAAGTTTGTTTAGTGGATCATACTCACTAAATCGTTTTAGCACAGCGCCACTATTTTTAAGTGACTCACCTAAGGAATCTATGCTATTATTAAAATCATCAACTTCTTTTTTATTTTTGCGAAATACGTCATCTAAAATACCTAACGTAGCTACAGCACCTGCAATAGCTGCTCCGTATCCACCAAATGCGCTTATTCCAGTCATAAGCCTTGAACCAAGAATAGCTATACTACCGCCAGCTCCAGCAACAGTTTTACTAAATAGTCCTAATTTAGACTCATTAATTTCTTTTCCTAGTTGACCAAAACTTTGACGCAGAGACTGAATTCCACCATATTCTGCAGCATTAGCAATTATTGCTAATCTTGAAGCTTTTTCAGTTGCGTCTGCTTCTATTTTTTTAGTTTGTGCATAGGCACTACTTAAAAGATTGCTTTTATTAATTTCATCATTTAATTTTTTTTCTTGAGCCATAAAAGCAGCTTCAGCTGCTTTTGCTCTTTCAGCAGCAAATGCAATTTCTTCATATACTTGTGCTCGAGCATCTCCTACTTTTTTAAACTGTGCAGCGCTTTTTTTCAATTCGTCAATATCTTGAGCTTTAATGTCTTGAATGGTAGGTGCATTTAGCACTTTACCCAACACTGTCTCTTTGTCAGTAAATTTAGTAGCAGCTTTTAATGCTTTGTATTTTTTTTCAGCATCATCCAGTGCCTTAATTTCAGCTTCAGCACGTTGGTCTAATAATTTTTTTCTTTCTGCATTTTCTGATTTTAACGCTTCTAGCGAACGATTTTTTCTAGCTTCAGCGTAGGTTTGAGCTTCTTCTGCTGATTTACGTAAACCAGCGCCTAATTCACTAAGTGCAGGCAATGCTTGCTTAACAATAGTTAACGCAATAGCTCCAATTATGCCTAATAGTGCGGTAGGGCTACTTGCCAAGAAACTAGCTAAGGGACCTAGTACAGTATTAACAAAGTTACCAGCAGTTATTGCTAAATTATTAAGGGTGGCTGCTAATTGACTGTAAGGGTTAGCATCTACTTTAATATTACCAAATTTATCTTCAAACTCTTTTAGCACAGCAATTGAAAATGCCTGACGTCTTTCAAAATCAGTAAGAGCACCAGCAGCTTTACCAATACTAAGAGCATAGGCACGAGTAGCATCATCAATTTTAACAAATATGCCTAGTTCGTCCAGCAATTCAGGTTCAATTTTAGTAATACCACGACTTAATCTGCTAATTGCATCACTAGCATCAACTCCTAGTGCAGCTGAAATGCCTTTGGCAGCTTTACCAATTTTTTCAACAGTTCCTGGTCCTAAACCTGCAGCAGTAACCTGTGCAGTAGCTTTCATTGCTTCCTGAAAGGAAATAGCATCGCCAGTTACAGTTACTAAATTTTTACTAATATTAGCTAGACTAATACCACTTTGTGCGCTTAACTGCTTTAAGCCTTGTATCATATTAGTAGTATCAGCAGCAGTGCTTAAAGCACGAAAAGCTGCACTAACAGCAAATAAGTTAGCAGCATATACAGCATATAAACGGACTAATCCACTTAATCCTTGAGATTCTTTAGCAAAGTCGCGGGCAGCAGCACCTGTGCCAGCACCAGTAGCACGTGAAATACCATAAGCACTACCGCTCATCATGCCTTCAGCAACAGCACGTGATCCAGTACTACCACCAGCACCGCTAGGACTAGCCTGCGCATTCATAGTAGCTTTTGCCTCTCGTTGAGCAGCTTTTAGGCTTTTAACAAGAGTTTCAATATTTTTAATGACTTCGCTGGTTGAGCCATTGTCACTTACCTCAACATTGGCTTTAATTGTATTGTCTGTAGCCATTACATCTCCCAATAGCGATCTTATCTGCACTAAAATTTTTTAAGGCAGTTTTACTTTAAATAGGATTATAACACAGGGGCAAGCATTTGTCAACTATAAAATTTACAGACACAAAAAAGCCCTGCTACCATTAAGTAGCAGGGCTTCTTGCCTTTATTTTTTCAGCAATGCTTTTTGATCTTATTTGATCAATATTCTGTAAAAAACCAAATGCAACAGGAATTTCATACTTTTCAAATTCATACATTGTAAATAAGCTAAAAACAATAGTATAGTCTTTGCCTAAATAACCACCATTCATGGTATCCCATATATCTGGCAGTAGTCTGTATATATAAAAAGATTGTTGAACTAGTTCAGGAAAATCTGTTATCTCTAAAGGTATATCTTCTTCATTTGGTTCGTCGCCAAGCATTTCACACATTTCAAAGTATGTTTCTCTACTAACTCCAACCTCAGCGTTTTGCATATATTTGCTGAGCTTGTCTTGCAAGTCAATTACTTGCTCGTAGTAAAGTTTCCCAGATCTGTAACCTGTTCGCTGATAAAACTATCAAAGTTTGTGGAATTTTTCATTAAGTACAGTGCATTTTCTTCGTTGTACTCAAGTTCCGCTGCCGGATCCTGACCAGTTAAATCTACTGGTACAAGTTGTTCTAAGTATTTAAGTTTAAGTCCACTCCAGCCTTTAATACTAGCTTTTACATAAAGTTCAAGAAAAAGGTCATCGTTAAGTTCTTCAACTGGTTGACGATTTTTAAAAGTGGTTTTTGTAGCCTTTTTGCGAATGTTCTGCAAAGTCTCACGAGATAAAAATGCTAAACTGATTGTAAAATCAGGCATTCCGGGATACTCAACATCTAGGGCTTTTGAGGGTACAAGTAGTGTTTTAAGAGAAAGTGACATGTTTACCTTTTTGGGTTAGAACTGGGCCAAATGGCCCAGTTCTGGTTAGTATTATAATTAAACTTGCGGTGCGATATAAGTAAGTGAAACTTCGTTAAGTTGTTCAATATCAAACGCGCCACTTGCTGAACCTTGCGCTGTAAACGAAATAGTTGTGGAAACAACCTGTTCCGTTGCAACTGTAGGAATTGTAAGCATAACTGCTGGCATTTCAATATCTACACGTGTTGTAGCAGTAGGATTACCACCAATACTTAGCTTCATATAAAATTGTGGATCTACTGTTGTAGAGCTACCTTCTAGCAATGACTTTAATAGTCCTGCAGTTTGTAGTGTACCTGTACGCAAATAAGCATTCATTGTACCACTAATTGCACGAGTACCTGTAAAGTATACGATAGGAGTATTAACAACGCCTAAGTTAGCAGGTGTTAAATAATTAACATTGTTTGCAAATGTTAAACTACCACCAGTAATTGCAACGTTATATACTGTACCGCCTGCTCCAATGCCTGTATCTAGTGTTACAGTACTTAGTTTATTAGCAAGATATGGTGCATTAATATTTTTCCAATTACTAGTACCGGTAACACTGCCTGGTGCAGCATAGGTAAATGTTAAGCCAGCAATTGGGCCAACTTGTGATGGAATACCACTAGTACTAGTAGGTGTTGCACCTAATGTAAGTGTAGTTGTGCCATTTGTTGCAATAATGTAGTAAGTACCATTTGCAATAATACCTGCTGTACCTGCAGTACCACTAGTAGCAGTATTTGTTCCTGAAATAGTAACAGTACCACCAATTTGTAGTGCGGTAGCACTAGTACTACAAGTTAGATCTCCATTAATACCGCTTGTACCTGTTGTACCAGCAAGTGCTACTCCGGCCAACGTTGAAGAACTTGGAGTTAATGTAACAATACCAGTTGTAGTATTAGTACTAAGTACTGGTGAATTGTTTAGTTGGCGTAGGGTACTACCTTTTCCAGCCCAAGCAATGCTAGCAATAGCATCTAAGCCAAAGTCAATAGTTGCACTATCCATAACGCAGTTATCAATTACGAAAGTAGTGCCGCCAAGAACAATAATCAAACCAAACTGCTGTAGTTGGTGTTTACCACTATTTTCTAGTGTACATACTGCTGATGCACTCTTAGGTTGCCATGCATAAAGTTTACTAGCTGCTGGAGGCACATAAGTAAATGTTAAACCAGCAATTGGACCAACTTGTGATGGAATACCACTAGTACTAGTAGCTGTTGCACCTAGTGTAAGTGTAGTTGTACCATTTGTTGCAATAATGTAGTAAGTACCATTTGCAATAATACCTGCTGTACCTGATGTAGTACTAACGGCAGTATTTGTTCCTGTAATAGTAACTTGGCCGCCAACAGCTAGGGTAGTAGCAGTACAAGTAAGTTGGCCGTTTAAACCACTTGTACCTGTTGTACCAGCAAGTGCTACTCCAGATAAATTTGTAAATCCAATAGGTGCTGCACTAAACATTGCATTCCACAAAACGCCTTCTTCAGCATCAATAACACTGCCAGCATCACGTGGACGAACATAAGTACTAAATGTAAAATCTACTGCTTCTAGTGCAGTATTAAAATTACGCTGACCGCGGTTAGGAGTGTCACCAGCTTCACTAAGTGTAACAGTTTCTGTTGTAGTATTTTGACTAAAACTAAATCCGTCCTGAACTTGAATTTCCCAAGTATTAGCTGTGCCATAGGCTCCACTTGAAAATCCCGAGGTTTGTACCACACCGTAGTTATTGACGTTTGTAGTAAAGAAGACTCTACTATCGCGAATTAAATTAAATGACGATGCCATCTTATTTCCTTTTTGTTAATGCCATGTATGCATAAACTAGACATTTATCTGTTATTAGCAATAGTGGCATGGTTGCTTACACAATCTGATATCGGACTTGTAAGTTAATTTCTCCAACTGCATAAGGTGCTAATAGCCCCTCATCTGTGGTAATTGACTGAACTAATATTTCAGTCGTAGAATAATTATTGGTTGAATCATATTCTAACTGACGATTATCATCTACGCAATTTTCAATATCGGTTAACAGCAGCTCTAGTTGTTCACTACTAGATTCACCACGACAATATACTTTTATGCAAACGTTTAAAAATCCCCAGGTAAAATCACTAGGAAAATATTCGCGTATTTCTGTGCCTGGTGTTAAGTATACACTAGGAAAATCGTCTACCTCGTCCCAAAACTTTAGCTTAGCATAGGCATTTTTAGAAAGATTTACCCTATATGGAGGCTTGCCATTAATTAAGTTAAGTTTTGTGGTTAAAGCTTTTACAATTTGTGTTCGTTTACTCATACTAATACTGCCCTTAATCTATTAGTTACCTTTTCTTGGGCAATCTCTCTGATTGATCTACTTATTAACAATTTAGGGTCTCTACTGCGAGGATATTCTTGTTTGCCGCCTTGACTAAAAGTACTATAAGGATTACGCATATAAGTATAAAACGCGGTAATCATACTTTCTCTACTAATACTAACTTTTTCTATTTTTACACTTTCAGCAAATCTACCTGTACGAAGATTTAAAATATCTTTGCGAGTACCGCTGCCCATATTTTCTTTAACTCGTTGCACTATTTGAGCATTTAATAGTGACAATAAACTAGTTTCATTAAAAGGTACGCCAGTTTTTGACTCTAGTTTAACTTTTACATTGGCTTTTTTAGTTTTGCCTTTTAGTTTAGTAGCAGTTTTTGAAAGTAAATTAACAGGAAGTGGTAACTTTGAATTTTTACTAGCTCGACTAATTTTAGACTGATTTTGAGTAACTTTTCCTTTTAGCGAATCAATAACTACTTGACCAAGATATTCTAAAAAACTTGGGCTGGCGCCAAGTTTTTCTGGTTCAATTAAGCCGCCTTTCATTTTAGCTTTTAGTTGGGCTTCTAAAGTCGGCAAAAATTCGTCTTTAATAACTGCTTTAATTCTGGCCTGTTCAGCTTGATTTAAACTTTTAGTATTTAATGCTGCTGGCATACTTACTACAAATGCAAACTGCATATCTAGCAGATTACCTGCTTTAGCAGTAAAATTTTGAGTAAATGTTATAGTGTATTCAATATCTGCGTATATTGTTCCTAATTGTTGTTCTATTTCAAATGCCTTTGGATTACCAGCTAATAAAAACTGTTTTTCTTGGGCGCTTGGCATATTAACACCAATAGTCGAACCTACAGAAGTTACAGCACTAGTATGTCCGGCATTAACAATATTACCAAGTTTAAATCCTGTATTATTTTTAGTAACAATTATATTGTATTTAGTTTCAAGTAAAGATTCTATAGGAGCTAATAAACTCTCATTAACCTTTCTTGTTGCGCTATCAAATGTGGGTCCAATTATTAATAATTGACTTGCGCTAATATTAATTATAGAGCCAGCATCTAATGCAATAAAATTTCCTATACTATTTAATTTAGTACGTATATCAAATCCCATGCGAATAGCAGCATTTCTATAAGTTTGATAGTTTTTACCGGTTTGGGATAGAGTACTGATTGTTTTTAAGTATATTTTTTCAATTTCATCATATACATCACTAAAAGACTTTTTAGGCAGTTTTGTGCTTAAAATAGTTAATATTAAAGTTTCAATATCTTGTTTTGAATTTTTAACATCAGCTATTAGACTATCAAAGCCTTTTTCGCCAGGCGCTGTAGGGCCTTCATTACTACGTATGCTACTAATAAAACGATTTGGGTCTGAAATTAAACTATTGATAATTTCATTTGCAATAAGTTCTGCATCTACTACATAAAATACAGGTAAATTAGCAGTTATAATTTCGCGAAATCGTTTATCACTTAATCTTGCCTGATCAAAATCTCTGTAAATTGCTGAACGTTGAACTTTATTAGTAGCAGCTGCAAAAGCACTACCACTAACAATATCTAGCATTCTACTAAAGTGAATATTGCGAAATGGATTGTTCATGTATAGTCAGTCCTATACATATCCAATATGCGCTTAATATGTGCAGGTAGATTAGTAGTTGAAATATATTCAATTTGTACATTATTAGTACCGGGTGCTTTTGTACTATGAATGCTCATATCATTTTTACGATAGTAAGTTA